CCCTGGATGTTGATGTATATGATATACGGCCTCTGGTATCAATGCAGCCATCACCATCAAACATTCCTCTCAAAAGCGCGGTGATGTTCTCCTTTGACCAGGAAAGAACTTTATTGCTAAGAATTTTTTCTTTAGCCTTTTTTGTGACATCAAATCCAAGTTCACTGATGAATTGAATGAGCTGTTTGGAATTAATAATGTAGTGCACATCATCAACTTTATGAAATCCAACATTAAGTTTAGAAAGAGATTCCGAAATGTCATCCCCGCATGTAATAACAATTTGTCCACCCTTAAGAATATTTTGGTCATTATAAATGTTTCTTGCATAACCTTCGGAAACGTAAAGGCCAATAAAATATGCTATGTCTGCAGTAACATAATCACAAGAAAATAAATTATGAGACTTCCCCCTTTCAGGGTTAAATCCAACATAATCATCATTGCCGAAAATTTGTTGATTATATTTTACTGCAACATAATCGCCAATAGATAATTCTCTACTTCTAAAGTAATCATATTTCCCATCCTTAAATGCCCATAGATAATGAGTTTCTGAGCACTCTATATTTTCATATCTGGTTTTAATGATATTGGTGGGAACTCTACCTTGGTTTACAACAATATTGCTAGAATAAAACTTATCATTTCCCCTTACAGTGTATTCTGGAGTAATATATGCTCCAGTTTTATTTTTATCAATGAGAGTTTCAATTCTCCTATATCCTTTATCAGTCAAAAGATAAGTATCTTTTGTTACACAAGAAACAATTATAACCTTTGTCTCTTTGCCCGATGTAATAGTCGGATACACCGAACTCATGAAGTTATCTGCAACTTGTTGGGGCACGAAAGCAAATTCATCAAGAAAGATGATGTTATAAGTGCCACCCCTAACCGATGATGCAGAGGTTGAAGCCGCAATGATCTTAGAGCCATTTTCCAGCTCCATTGAACCTTTGTTCCAGGAACAAATACCTTGTTGGAGCCATTTTGGCAAATTCTCATATCCAGTTTGTAGCCTATTAAGAATATCTCGGGCTGTACTAGCTTTGTTTGCAAGAACTGCAATGTTTACATTATCATTGAAGATTGCATAATGTAAGAGAAATGACACTGCAGTTGTGGAATTGTGTGTTGGAATAAATGATTTTCCGCACAGAAATAAATGTTCATCATCTCTAACTTGAATACAAGCAACTGGAACGCTATCCACTTTTTCAATGGAGTGAATATAATGTCTTTGCTCATTTAATCTTAATTTTTTATCGGTGTTTATTTGTTTAATTTTCCTGGGAAGATTAAAGACAGTTTCGGTTGTTGAAAAAGAAACTGTGTAACATAAACTATCTTTTCTTATTCTTGATTTAATTCCTAAAGTTGCTAAAATTTCTGCAACCTGCTCTACAATTTTATATTCTTTGTTATAAAATTCAAAGGATCTAGAATTTTTCTTTACGCGCCCACTTAAATCCATTAGACCGCGCAAAAGCTCTAATCTATCGTTATATGAAGATCTCAGGTAGTCTTGTGGGATGTGTTTGTTGTTTAAAATGTCATATTCTATTAGTTTTCTTCGTAGATCCTTAACCTTAAAAATCGTGCGAATCGGCGCGTCTCTTTCTTGTTCAACATCTATCTTAGTTTTATAGAAATCATAATCATCATTATGGACTGCAAATTCATCACCGTTTGATTGCCAATCACTTAACCACAATCCCAATAAATATGGATCAATTTTTAATTCCTTTTCTGAAAATTTAATTGGTTGAGATTTCTTTATGTAGAGCGAGCCTTTAACTCTGCTGTTACTTTTTCTCTTCTGCAGTATTTCAAAAATCTCTTTCGTTGTTATTATTTTTTCTCTTTTAGTCCAATAACTACAATTTACTTCCCATTTATGTTCAAAATCTGCCACAATTTCTTCCCCATTATCAAAAGAAATTTTATAGCAGTCTCTGTTATACATTGTTTCAGTCTTTGAAACAACATCTACTTCTTTTCCAGTTGGAGTTAATACTTTATCTCCAACTTTTATTGTCCCAATTGTTGACCATCCCTCTGGAGTTGGTATGGAAGTTTTTAATGATAATGGTTTACCACTTTGGCGCGGGAGAAGACATATATTAAATCGGTTAGTATGAAAAGATCTCAACATTCTTTCCTGAAAAGGAAACATAGTAAAAGACTGCAGACCATGATCTGCAGTTACAATTTTCATGTAATTTTTAGAAAAGTAAACCGGATCTAATGAGCACTTGGTTAGCTCAAAAACTTGTTCTTGGGTTAGATCAACTTTAGTATAGGCTTTTTTTAGAAGCGGGTTACCTAGATAATGCTCTTCAGCCATATTTGGTCATAATTGTTGTTTTATTTATCTGCTGGTGGACATAACAAGAACTGTCCACCAAAACTCCACCAGGCTGAAATTCATGCTATGATTTATGGGCATTCAATAAGAGAGTAAAATGAAAGTTAAAGATCTTAAAGAGCTACTAAAAGACCAGCCAGATGACTTAGAAGTTATTTTGGGGAGTATTGGTTTTTATGATGATGACAATAATTATTTTAAATTAGAAAATATGGATCACGTTGAACTGTTTCATCGTGAAATTCACACTGGTCTGGAATATTATATGGACACTAAGCAATGGCATCCAAACCCTCAAATCACAGATTCTAAAAAAGAAGTTTTACTACTTTACAATAGATCTCATATTCTGCTTAAAGATCTTCAACCCAATATTTTAATTTCTGAATAATACGTCTCTTATTAATTTGAGAATGTTTTTATTATTTTACTTGTAGTTTCTTTCAGCACTTCCAGCGTCTTCTTGCTGCAAGTCCTCTGGGCTTATTCCAACTGCGCGAGCGACTGCAAAATGCTTTTCTGCGCTTCCATGCTTTACTGCCTGGTTTTACTTCACCTGTAACTGGTGCTTGAAGATTTGAGCCGGTCTCTCTATTATATTTTTCTCTACCTTTAGCTGTTAATCCACCACCTCTAGAAACTGGCAATTTTTCACCACGACCTACAGAAAGACTTGGACCCTCTTCTTCCAAATAATCAATCTCTTCTCCAATTGTCTTATTCTGGAGCAGATAATTCTTAGAGCGACTATTGGGAACTTGAATCAAAGGCTCGCCGGATTTTTGCGTGGAGAGTCTAAAGTTTATAACTTTTGAATCTGGATAAACTTTTACAATAGCATTAGAAATTTCATTTTTATTTGGAACTCTAATTTGAGGGAAGAATAATTGACAAGTTAAAAGCTTTCCTCTCCACAGAACTAGAATCTGCATGACATGACCATTTTGAACTGGAAGAGTGGCTTCAGAAACAGGAACACAATTTGGAACTGTCTTACCTCTTTTCTTTTTCGTTCCAACCATTTCATATCCCTTCCAGCAAGGATCTTCACCTTTCATCTTTTTGGAGGGTTTTTTAAACTCGCTTAAAATATCAGTGAGAATTGCAGATTCATTTGCTACAGCTTCAACCTTTTTAAGTTTTGTATAATAATCTGGCTTTTCGGCTAAATGTTGTAAAGCAATTGCTTCAGCTTTTTCTGAATCAGTTGTATGTTCTTTTTCAACTTTAATTCCCATTTTAAGTTGTTTTTGAATATCTTCAACTGAAACTTTATGCTTTTTTGCAATGCTCTCAATTGACATTACAGGCTTGGAGGTTTGATCACAACCACAATCTTCATCTTCAAAAAGAGATTGAAGGACTCTATCAATAACTGTCTCTTTTAAGTTCTTTTTCATTTTAATCCAGTCGTCTGGTGTTTTGTTGTGTTTGTGTTTAAAGCCAAAATGAAGCTCTTTAGCTGTGAGATCATGCTTCTTCATTATTTTTCGCATAATCTTATCAATTGATTCATAAGAAATATCATTAGCTACAATTAAACTATCTTCTAATTCTTTTATAGCCGCATTTTTATTTATCATAAATCCCCCTTAAGTTGTTGCTTAATTAGTTTAAGAGCTTCAGCGGTTGTTCCCGTAAATACAACATTATTAGTAACATTTGACGGACCTTTTACGGACTTTTCTTGCCCAATATCTTTCATTTTTTTCTGCAAATCAATAAGTTTATCAGCAGCATCCGAAACACTTTTGATTAAATGTCCAACAACTTCATACCCTCTAGCCGTATCAAGTTCCTGTGCTAGATTTAGGGCATTTGAAATGGCCTCTTGACCCTTTTCAATGATTGCATAA